CATAAGCACGGACACGCCTTGACGCTAGGCTACGAGATCAGAGGTCGGACAGGATGCCGACGCCCTTGAGATCCTGAAGCTCGGCAACGCCAACGAACGCGGAGCCGACGACCTTCGTGAGGCCGGAGGCAGCGTCACGCTCCCACTCCACAGCGATCGGGGCGCCGGCCGGGATGATCACGCCGCCAGCGGCCTGGATGGGAGCCGGCGTGCCGAGGGCGTAGGCGATCGCCGCCTCGCCGAGCATCATGCCACGGTAGTCCGTGCCGCCAACGCTGGGGACGTAGGAAGAAACGTGGACGTTGACGCCGAACAGCTTGCCCTTGAACGAGGCGCCGAGGGCGTTCGTCTGCTCCTGATTGGCGGCGAGGTACTGCGCGGGGCCAGTCTCCGCGCGCAGGGACGACATGAGGTCGTTGTACTGCTGCGGGTGAAGCACAGCGTGGTACTCGCCCATGACGCTCTGCAGCTGGAGAGCGAAGATCGCGTCATAGAACTTGTCGGTCGAGAGATCGACGCCAGTGCTGCCGACCTGCGTGGCGAAGCCACCGGAGAGCGCGCACACCATCTGATTGAAGCGGCCGTTAAAAGCCGCGACCATCGCGTTGGACAGGCCATCGAGATCCACGCCGCCGGCCACGCTGTTGCTCACGCGCGCGAGATCGGTGAGGTCGTAGCGGAGAGCCTGGCGCGCCACGGCCACGGTCGCCGCGGCAGAGGTGATCGAGGTGTTGGAGACGGACGAACCGTCAGCCACCGCCGCCATGATGTCGGTGCCGTTGAGGCCGACGACAGGCACCTGGATGCTGTCAGAGCCGGAGCCGTTGATGCTGCCGACGTTGAGGAAGCAGGGCGCGTTGCGGAGGCTGCCGGTGTCGGCGAGCTTCATCACGATGGACTGGAACAGAACCGCAGCGGCGCGGGCGTTGCCGTCAAGAGCGGCAAAGTCGATGTTGGCCATGTTGGCCTCCTGTGCAGGTTTGACGTTGCCGCGCCTGTCGCTTTTTACGAGAGCTTGCCTCGAGCGCGTGAGGCTATCGCCTCACGGCTACCGTACTACCGTCTGTGACAGCCTGTCAAGGCACGCCGCCCGACGCCTTGATGGCGGCGAAGTTCGCTCGGAACTCACTCGGCGACAGCCGCATGATCGCTTCGGGAGTCCATGCTGCCGTAGGCGTCACGGCCTGCGAGGTCACGCCCGCGTTGCTCTTCGGCATCGTCATCGTCGTCGGTGCCGGCGCCGCGGCCGGCGTGGCTTCCGGCAAGTACGCCCGCACGGCCTTCGGCAGCGTGTCCTTCGCAGCCAGCCACTCCGCGAGCGGAGGCCGGCCTTCCTGCGGCAACTTGCCATAGGCGTGCTGGACGTACTCCATGCCCTCGGCGTCGGTGATGCCGGCGCTGGAGATCTCGCGCTCGATGCGGAGTGCCTCGCGCTCGGCCTTGCTCTGCGCCTTGACCTCCTCGATCTGCGTCCGGTACTTGTCGGCCTGCTCGGCCAACGGCGTGAGTTCACCGACGCGGCCCTCGAGCTCCTTCACTCGCGCGACCAGCTGCCGAATACGCGCCTCTGCGCCCGTCGTGTCCGTTCCTTCCTCTGTGCTCACTTGCCCTCCTCGCGCTGTACGCGCTCCCAAACGGTCAACTGTCGGCGTGCCCATGCTCGTCCAGGCGCACCGCCCCAGAGATCCCACGCGATGCGACCTGCGCTGGGGTAGTCCGGATGCCCCGGCTTTGCGGCAGGCGCCTCGAGGTCCACGGCGTGCCTCGTGAAGTAGGCGACCATGCGCTTGATCGTCTCGATGCTCACGACGTCGCGGTTCGCCAGCTGGTTCGCCCTGCGTGCGCCCACGAGCGTACCGCCACGGCCATACCGCTCGCGAGCCTCGAGGCCGCGCCTCGCCACCTCGGCGACGTCAGCGGGCGCCCGCAACTCAAACCCCATCGCCCGCTCGTCGCGCAGGAACCGCCGGTAGACGGCCGGATGCTCGCGCTTGAGGTAGTCGCGCTGTCGCTCAGACAGAAACGGCATCAGCTCTCCGTCTCGGGCATAGCGTCGTCCTCCTCACCGTGGAGTTCGACCTCGGCCTCCACCATCGGGCCAGCACCGAGGTAGCCCGCGGCCTCCGCGAGACTTTCGGCTACGGCCTCGAGCACGCGACGGGTAGCCTCCGGCACATCGCCAGCAAGCAGCGCGCGGATCGCCTCTGCGCTTGCCACGACCTCCTCGGCAGCGTCGGCCATCTCCTCGCCGTGCTCCGTCTCGGTGGATACCTGCGGCGCGGGCGCCGGCCTCGTACCCTCCGATTCTTGCTCCGCGATGGTCGGCGCCTTCTCCACCATGCTCTGCGCGCGCTCTGCGTCGATGGCCTCGAGCGCGGCGCGTGCGTCGGCCTCGGAGAGCGACCCGAAGTACCTGAGAGCCTCCACGCGGGTCATGAGGCCGGCCTCCTGCATGGCGAGAACGTGATCGCGCCGGCTGGCGAGTTCTTCCGGAGACAGAGGGATCTCGCGGTACAACACAGACCACCCGCCCTCGGGAAACTGCGTACCCATCGCGCGGTTGTACAGCGTTGCCGAGACAGCCATAAGCCTCTGATCAGAGTCGGAAAACTGCATCACGTACCGGCGTTGCGCCGTCCTCTTACCGTCCTGCGATAGAGAAATGGCATACCCGGATTTTGCTGAACCGCTCGTGCGCTGAAGCTCGGACGGAGACAGGCCAGCGTCGGTGGCGAGTCGGTGAGCGATGGCCGCGATCGTGGCCTCGAGCTTCTCGACGTCCGCGCCAGCCTGGAACTGGCCGACCTGCGGCTGCTGTTCCATCGCTGCGTCAAGCATGAGGATCGTAGTCGGGTCGGTGATGACCTCGACGCGCTGGCCTCGCGTGCCGCCGTCCACCATGTCAGAACCGGCGATACGGACGCCGATGGCGTACCGCTGCGGGAACGAAGCATCGCGCAGGCAGTGCCCGAGGTAGCTGTAGTACAGCGCCAGCGAGAGACTGCCCTCGTAGAGCTCGACGCCGTTGTACGCATCGAACAGGCGATCGCCGTACAGACTCGCGTGGTACAGCACGACCGGAAGGATGGGTGCGCCGAGTACCTCGTCGCCTCGAGGCGTGCGTCGGTAGGGGTAGGCCGCGCCGTCGAACCGAGCGCCGAGAACCTCCTCGGTGACGTCCTCGCCGAACTTGGCATCATCGGTTGCAAGACGAACCGTGTAGGACGGGTTCTCCGGGTCGCGAATGTCCAGCACATCCCATGCCCACACAGTCTCGCCGCGCACATGGCGAAGACGCACCTCGGCGTAGGCAGTCGGGATCGTCGGGCGCGACGGGTCGCTCTCGGCGATCGTCATGTCAGGCGGGACAGGCCGATAGATCAAGCGGCCGTCCTCGACGTCTACGCGCATCCACATCTCGCGGAGCGCGATGGTCATCGACTGAAACCGACTCATCTGAGGCCATAGCGCCGCGCGAGACACCAGGTCGGTGAACCCGCTGACATCTCCGGCCCTGTTGTGCTTTACGTCGGGATCGGCGTCATATAGGGTACTTAGCTCGGTAGCCACAACCTTAAAGGGGTTAGCAGATAGGTCTGGCCGTCCCCAGGCTTGCCGTCGCGTGCTGCCGAGCTGCTCCTGGAGGCGGTCCTCGAGGAGGCGCTGCCAGCGTCCCTCCATGAGCGCGCGTCGGTGGCGCGTGTGCTCCCAGCGCATCGCCTCCTCTGGGTTCGAGGGCGCTGGAGGAGTCGGCATCTTAGAGTAGGCGTACACGTTGCCCCCTGTTCAGCCCAGCCGTATCGCGGTCGGGTTGTATAGGCGACGGCTCACAAGCTCGACGGCGCCATAGCGGAGGGCATCGATCGCGTGCTTGTGCTCCGAGGCTTCTCTGCCGTCGAACTTGAGCAGGTCATCGATCAGACCCTTGCATCGCGGGTGCACGAGGAAGCCGCCCTGCAACATGCACGCCTGAAGCAGTCGATACGCCGAGTAGACCGATCCCTTCGGTTTCCACGCCGTCTGAATGCGGAACGGAAGCGAGCCGGTCGGCAGGTTCATCCGGCGTTCCATCGCGCTCATCAGCATCGCGTTGCTCTTGAGCGAACCGTTCTTGCGCCCGAAGACGCGCCGGTCGCCTACCCAGCGATCCACGTTCTCCCATCGCAAGCCGGCGCGCTTGAGCATCCCGAGGATCGCCTCGGCGTCCTGCTCTGGCGTGGTCATGCCGTCGCTCTGCACCTGATCGAGCACCCAGATCCGCGGGTGTCCGTCGCCGCCATCGCGCAAGACGGCCGAGAGGATCGCCACCTGGG